CGGGTAAGTGGACTCACCATGAACTGGTCAAGCTCGACAAGGAACCCTGTATTAAGGGGTCGCCTCGTCGAAGAGACACGTCGTATCGAATACGACGGCCCGCGCCGGGTAGAGCGCAAGACCGCTGTAAAGCGGTCGTGCGATACCTGGTTCAGTTCAACGTACCGGATTTCCTCCGGTGCGTAAAGTCGAAGTGCGTCAGTAAGCTCCGGATAAACTCGGTGCCGCTTAAACACGTTGACGTAAAGTGAGTTGTGCAAGTTGATGAGCCCCGAGAGGGACTCTACACGCTTGCGCATGTACACGGGAGTGATATCCCGTCCCCGTACCCAGTCGGCCCCGCACGATTCCCGGAAGTCCCCAAAAAGGAAACTTTTATCCAGGTTAAGGCGGAAGCCGCAATGCTTTAACAGCTCGACTACATATAAGGCGATGTTTTGCCTAACAATGATGTCGTCGCCGTACACCGAAAGATCCGGTGCCTGTCGGTTCACACAGTAAGCAGCATGTGCAATCGCTGCGAAGATGAGTGTCTCGAGAGGGAAGCAAAAACCGTTGCCCATCGTACAGAATTTTTCGAAACGGTGAACCTCACCGTCCAGACTGTACGAGGGGGAGCGGATCTGATCTAAGAAACTAAACCAGTCCGGTGGCAAAAGCTCACGCACAACTTCCAACGAAATACTGTCGGAAGCGGCGGAGAGATCCAGTGTTACATAAGGATCCCGAAGGTCGAGTGACCCAAGGCGTGCCATCTCCTGATTAACCCCTTGGTCCGAGAGGTCGATACCACGCCGCAACAAACAGCGGCGAAGCACGACATCGGTCCCTTTTTGGAGGAAACCATTTAACAACGGCTCGATCGCGATAGTTCTATGAGTTTTCGCGGTCTTCGGTACGAAGTCGATATTATTATGTTGGACCACGCTGTTCTTTACCTGAAAATGGGTGTACCAGCTGAAAGCTGATTTATCCAAACAGGCGATGCCCCCTCTACTTTCTGAAAGGAGACAAGCAATTTGGTCGTTGGACCAAAGTGCGCGAACGGCATGGGGTAGAGCGCTTGGTGTCACGGTCCAATCCGATGAGAGTAACTTCCTCCCGAGGTTGGTTGCTTTCCCGTGGACACCAACACTAGCGCCACCACCAAAGTCGCAGTTTGCGTACACTTCCGCTAGATCGGGTGAAGACCCAATCGTGCGTTCGATGTAACGCCTCGCTATGTCCATTACTGGAGCATACCGGTCGGCCCTTGTGCGAAGGGCTCTAAACCGTTGATTGATTCGTTTGCACCTTAACTCAGCCTTGCGAAACGCCG